AGCTACTTCATCTAGACAAGTTAACTGACTACTAATCTGTGTCTCCCTTGAACCTGCTTCTATTAATTGACCCATCTTCTCACCTCCTTTCATAGACAATCCAAATTTTGGAATGTCTTTAATCAAATTCAAGTTTAGGTTTATCTTCCCAGTTAAGGCCAGCTTTTTGAAGTAACTTTTTAATATCTGGTTCTTCAACTGGATTGAGCTTAGACTCGGCCTTCAGACGTGAACGAGCGATGTAGGTTCCAAGTGAGTCAATTAACATCTTACGTTCTGGCGCTCGGCCACGCCCATCTTCACCAATTAGCACATAGATTTCATCGAATAAAAGTGGGATAGTTACAACTGCCTGACCAGTTGTATAAAAGCGGTATTTTACATCTTCTCTAACAACTCCAGTTTTTGAGTCGATTGAAAGTACTTTGCGAACCTCACGTAAATGACCAGTCATGATGAAGTCACAAGGGATGCGCATTAGCTTTTTGATATAGTTTTGCATGAACGTCTTTTGTGGTACATAGTCTTTGCCCCAGTTGGGTGATTCACCTTGTGCATTTCGACCAGCGAGTTGGTAGTTCATTACTGCTTCGCCGAATGTAGTGGCTGAGTCAATAACGTAAGTTCCAAAGTGTTCGAAGTAGTTTGTTTGAAACCTGATGTCACAAGACTTCATCCACTCAGCAAATTTGTTAGGTTTAAATGGATCATCTGCCTCCCACTGTGTGTCGGCAACTATGTCACCTTTCTTAATGTAATCCATAAGGCACTTTGTTCCACCAGGGTCGAACGAATCTATGTGAATAGGCTTGCGAGCCGTCCTCAACAAGAAGGTTTTTCCAGCATTTGTTTCTCCGGTTATAAGTGCAGAGAAACGTTTTTGCAAAGGATCACCTTCATAGTAATCCTTTACTCGTTTTAGTTCGGCTTTGTAATCGTAAGACATGCTTTTACTCCTTCCATTTTAAATCTTTTTTATTCGTAGTTTCCATTTCCGCTGGGTTCCAAAACTCTTCGCGGAATCCAAGAGGTGGTTCATATGATCTTTGCAAAGGATTCTGCCATGCAAGACAGAAGTCGTGATAAGGGCAGCCACGGTAACTGGTGCATGATTTAGGATTTTGATGAAAAGCTGTCATTACAGTGTCTTCTTCCTTGCAATGGAAAAGGTAATCCATTTCTCGGTCAATGTCATCTAGAAGCTTGTTCACGTTCCAAAGCCAGACGTTCATCTGTTCGGGAGTCTTAAATGCAGGGACTCGTTTTAAAGTGACGTGATAACCAGCTGGACGCGCAGATGAACCACGCTGTAGGAATGCAAAGCCTGTTCCACAGAACTCGATTCCAAGGACTTGTTCAATAGGGAACATACAATAAAGGCAGTGAGTGTAAGTTCCGTTTTGAACTGAAAGGTGAAAGGCCTCTTGCCACTGCCAACCGTTGATAGATCGTTCGGTAGTACTTTTATGATCCCATGAGAAGATCATGTCATCTTCTTTACGTTGCATAATAGAGTCCATTCGATAGTAGAGGACCCTTTTTTCATCCACAGGAACGGTTCCTGAAATTTCAGTCATCTTTACACCGTCTAGTTGGACAACTTCATTGTCGAGCAAGTCACGTTGTTTATCAGTTGCGAATACTTGTAAGGCATTTAATACGGCAGTTGGCGTCTTGGGATTATACATAGAGTCAGTCTCAGGAGGGAAAGCTTCCCTGTATTTTGCAAGAAATTTTTCATAAGCACCTACGAAATCTTCGTAGCCATTTAAAAGTTGATGCTCACGAGCTATGTGCCAGCATTGACCAAAGTGAAGGTCATGAGCTGGAGTGTCAAGTTTCCATCCAAGGATGTGAGCGTAAAAGTATTTACGTGGACAAGCGAGCCAATCGTCTAATTTGGACGAGTCACGGATGGCCCAGGTTGGATGCTCTGTTAATGGAAAAGTCATTCTTTTACTCCTTTCGCTGGAGTGTTATATTTTACATCTTCAGATTTTCCAGAAGGTTCAAATACTGTACCAGGTCCATTATTCCAGTCCATTCTTCCTTCGTGGCCTGGGCAGGTGTTAGATGGAAAGGATTGCTCATATTGTTCACTATAATAAGATGTTCCTAAATGAGCATCATAGGAAAGGCCACAGTTTTTGCAGATACTTTTGTGAGTGATAGTAAGAAAGGTCATTTTTGTACCTCCTTGGATAAAATGTGATTCATTACACCATATCATACCTAAATGCAAATGTCAAGGAGTTAATTAATTTATAGCACATGGTTTCTTTCTATGTAAACTCCATTTTTGAACAAAAGTAAATTTAACCTACCATGTTTCTTAGCAAACAAGGCACATGCTATTGAGTTCATTACGTTTAGGGAACAAGGTACTATATAATCATCTTCCATTGACTCTTCCATTCTTTGCTTGAATTGCCTACACATGTTGTTAGTTGAATATCTATTCATCATTCCTTCGGAAAGGAAGATGACTTTACCATATCTTTTTGCTTCACTAAAGTCATGAGTGCTACGGTTAACTATGTAAACTCTCTTTTCTTTTTCCATGAGGAAAACCCTTTCTAAATGGTTCCTTTTCTCGTCTTTCCTCCGTCATATAGTTATTACCACAATTAGGACAATACCTCACTCGGACGAGTAAGTGAGGATCAGAATACTTGTTCTGCCAGACACGGAGTGGAGTTCCGCACTGGCAGAGGATAGATTTAGTTCGTTTCATTAGTTGGCCTAATCAACTTTTCCAACGACGCAGGTGCGGTTGAATCTTTGACAAATTCACCTTTTCGTCTGTCCCTTAGGTCATTTGTAGAAATTGCACCTAAAGATGCAGGTGGTTGAAGTTGATCCAATTTTTGGATGAACTTGTCCTTTCCTTCAGTTGAGTTAAACACTGGAACATCAACTGGTTTAAGATCAAGTTCAACAGGTTCCTCTGAACACTCGTGGAATTCGACTAAGTCGATTATAGTACCATACTTAGGCATTGCTTTACGCTTGACATTTAGTCGAGTTCCACAGTTGGCACAGTAGACAATTTTCATCCTTCGTTCACCTCCCTAATTTCTACCTTGCACATTTCCCAAGGTTTCGCACTTTTATTTAGTAAAGTTACCACACATTCAAGTGGTTTCCCTATGACGATTGCAGCTGAGACCTCAGAGGAAAATTTCTTAGGTACGTAACCTATCATGGTTTGTTCCTCGAAGGTTGCATACTCGATGCGAACAGCATTTGGGTCATAAGGGTTAGTCGGCTCAGGGACGAGCAAGAGATTGTTTCCCTCTTCCATTTTGTGAAGAACGTCGTTAATTCTATGGTGTTGAACTCCGGCAATGAAAAACTCGTGAGAAACAGTGTAATCTTTTTCATCTTCCATTTTCTTCTACCTCCACAAAGACAGGAAATCGTGGAACTTTCCTATCGGTTAAGTGTTGATATTTTACTTTTGCAACCATTCCTGGTAAAGCTTCTCTAATGGTCCAAAGCTCTCTACGTTGATCGGCAGAGTAACCGGTGCCAACGTCGAAGTAGTTTCCGTCTCCACTTCGGCACGTAAGCGAGCCAAGAGTTCCCTTCGGAGTTCCTTCTTTCGAAATCTCTTCGGAATAAGATATAATTTCATAAGAGTCCTCCTTTTTAGGTTTAAACTTCATTACCATTGTACTTCGTTTACGCACATAAGGTGCGAATAAATGACGGACTATGATTCCTTCGTAGTTTTCATTCACTAAATGGTCATAAGTTTTCATTATATCATCTAGTGAATTACAAAGCCAGAAGGGAGCTTTTATTAAATGAGGAGTGAAAATTTCTAGGTCCGAAAGCCACTTTGTTCTTTTACCTTGTGGCCAATCTGAGACAACATCGAAGATGTAAAAGTTCATTTCTTTACTATTTGGATGCAAGTTGACTGTCCTTGAAGTTATTGAAACTATTTCTTCAAAACTCATTCCATGACAGTAAAGTTCACCATCTAATTCTACTGAGGCGGTTTTGTCCAACTCTTCATTAATATGAGGAACACTAAAGATAACATTTTCTTCACTTGAAAATAAAATGTAGCCAGTTTCGGTTGGAATAGCACGACAACGAACTCCGTCATATTTAGGTTGGACAATGTAAGGAGGTTGCCACTTTGAAAGTCTCTTTTCTTCAAATGGATAGCATTTCATTATCCCTTTCCAACGCTGCCATTTTGGACTACTTTCCATAATGTTCCCTCATGTAGTTTTCAACTGCATGAATAACTGAGTTTTTAAAGTTAATCATCTTTTGTTCGTCTACGAAAATGGTAATA